ATCTTCGTACCCCATCTCTTTTCGGCAAGGACGACAGAAGAACCAGTTCTTCGGTCGCTTTTTTTGGCACCCGCAAGACATGCAGGGCCGTGTCCACGTCTTTTCTTCGAAGTCTCTGCGGACTTGATACTTTGCTCCGTCAAATTCCTGTAGCCCCTCGCGGACGAGGATACGTTTCAGGGTGTCTACGCAGCAGCCAATGCGTGCCGCGAGTTCAGAGTAAGGGTGAGAGTCATGGTTCTGTCGGAGCCAGTTCAAGTCTGCGTCAGAGACGCTGACTGATTTTGGCACGGCAATTTCCTCTCTTTGGTTGTACCGGATAACCGGATTGGTTGCACTGTAGAGGAGGTTATACATCTTTGCAACACCTTTAGGTGTCAAAGGTGTTGACTATTGCGGTCAAAATTGATACAAACGGCGTGAGTTCGACGTGAGTGAACAACGCCCGCCCCCGAGGGGCGGTCGTTGGAACGAGCCGACGACGACTAAGCGCACTAGCTTAGGCCGTTTGTATCACTTCCTATACAGATCACCGTTCCCACTTACTCCTCGGTGGTCGAGTCTCCTGAGCATGAGGCTAAAAGGCTCACTACTTCTGACCACGGAGAAAACATGTACGAGAAATTTACTTGGTATCTGATGGCGTTCTCAGGCATCGCCATGTGGGCGCTGGTGGGCTACGCCGTTTTTGAAACGCTGGCAAACCCATCACCGTTTGGCTGATGCAGAAAACGAAAGCGCAGCTTTACGAGGAATGGAAGCGAAAGCGCGATCAGGAACGAGCCGAAAAACTGAGCAGAGAGCAGCAGTTTGAGCCGCTGCCAGAGCCACCCCCATTACCCCCGCATCTGGAAGAACAACGTCAGCGTAACCGGGCGAAATACCCGGAGATCGCTGCATTTGTGGACGAAGTTCGGAAGGTATTTCCCGACGCACAGGTCATCAGCATTCGACCTGTGGCCGGGAATGAGACTAGGGGTTGTCTTGACCCGGATTCAGTTCTAGTTCCAGCCAGTCCTTCACTTGACGCAGAGGACGAGCCAGACGATCCGCAATAAACTCCGGTTCGTATCCATCCAGCGCCATGTCCTTGGCCTTCTGTTTGGTGGATCGGCTGGAGACAACGACCTTCTCGTCCGTTGTGTTGTGGGCGGCAAAGCCAATCCACTGCACACGGTCGTGTAGGTCCGTCCATTCACGCACCTTTCCGTACCGGATCTCCATCACCATGTAGAGCCGATAGTTCGGCGGCAGTTTGTCCTCAAGCTGAGGCCAGACAGGGTTGTCGTAGTTACCATCGAATAGGCCAGCGTTTTGCTTGGCCGTCTCCTCGTCCCTGAACACCTGCGCCACACGGATCTGCGTCTCGAGGACGGTCAACTGGTTGGTTGAGCCTGCCTCACGACCGATACCGTGATCGCTAGGCTTGTTGGAGTGGTGGATCATAATCACCGAGAGGCCAGAGTTTCTGAGCTTGACGGCGAGCTTATTCACCTTGGCCCACTCGTCCGCCGAATTCTCCCCAAGACCGGGGTAGGCCGAGCGAATGGTGTCGATGACGACGACATCAGGATCAGCGAACTCGATCCAGCCCTGCAATTCTTGCAGACCCTCCCTTTGATTGAGATCAATTTCTTTGTTGTCCACGAAGGGCGTCCAGATATTCAGGCGATCCTGCGTGTCACCGTGCATCTGCCGCATCTCGATTAGACGACGAGCGATGGTCGACATCCCCATCTCGAAGTCGAGATAGAGGACACGGGCAGGGGTGCCAATCTCGAACGGGCCAAAATACTTGCGGCCAGAGCAAAGTGCCGAGACAGCATGCTGTACAAAAAGCGATTTGCCGTGGCCGCTGTACCCGAATACCTGAACAATCGTGTTCTTCGGGAGCCATGGTTCGATCAGATACTCCTTGGCGTCCGCCTCCTGCATCAACTGCTCGGCGTCCTTCATCTGAATGAGCTTGCGTTCTCGGTGCTGCTCCTCCTCCTGCTGGGCAGGGTGGACGTAGGGCTTGAAGATGTATTCGCCATGATCGTTGAAGCGTTCCGGGTGGTTGCGCCGCTCGGATGTTTCCATGGACTGAACGGTTGCCTCGAACTCGTTGTCAGGCAGCCGGTCCTCGAAGAACTCCTTCATAAACGCATAGCCACGGACGCGCAGATCGGGGCCAAAGTAGCCCTCCATAATGGACTCACTGATGTACCGCATCACGCGCTCATTACGTCCGTTGCCTAGTCCGCTTGGGATCTTGAGACTCGTGGGGAAGTTATCCCGCACAAATTTGGCCGTCCGGTCCCACTCCGACAGGAATTCATCGGCGTGCAACGGTTGCACAGAAGTCAGGTCGAGCGTGTCGAAATGGAAATCACCGCCGGACGACCGCTCCTTGAGGACGGGCTTCCAGTCACTCCAGACTGGCATCTCGTCCCAGTCGAAGACGTTCTGGGGATAGTCCCAAATGTAGTTATTCGACGGTGGCAGCAGGGCATAAGAGCCGTCGCCACGAAAGTCGAGGCCGTTGATCTGTGGCCAGTCTGCGCCACGGCTATTCACGCCAGCCCGAGGGCCACGACGGATGCCGTCTCTCGGGTGGGTGAAGTACAGGTGCAGGCCACGCTTGGTCTTCACCTTGATTGGGGAGCGCATGCCCGCATCGAATGCGGCATGCGTCGCCTCTTCGTTGTCACAATCGACGACGACGACGCCGGACAGCGCCCCCGTCACGATTGCTATGTCATGGTTGGGCCAGTTGGTCCACCATTCTGTTACCTCCTCTTCGGTTGGCAGTCTGTCTTGATAGTCGCGCCAACGGATTGCGGGGCGTTTGCCTTCTGGCTTGATCGGGATGATGCTCCATCCACGCTCAAGATACTCCAAGGCAGCGTCCAGCTTCGTCTTCATCATCGCTTTCCTCGTCTGGTTCAAAGTAATGGTCTAGGTCGATTTCAGGGTTTGCAGCTTTGATTTTTTCTAGGACTTGGCTCGACACATACGCCCGCTTGACCCATCCGTAGGGTGCGGTTCTCACGGTTCCGACCATTCTGGCCACGGCAGCAGCGCCACCAAGGTCCGAGATCAGCGCCGTGATATTCAGTCGAACATCCACGGGTATTCACCTCCTCAAAAGTTGTTGCTTGATCTGGTGTAACGTATATACTACACCTTCCGAGTAAGACAAGACACCATTCGATTACGCTGGTGCAACTTAAAGGAGCATATATGTCTGAAATAAACGATGACTGGGACATCCTAGAAACCGCAGATCATCGCATTACCATTGAGAAAACCGCAGATCGCCTCGAGCCATTGGCGCAAGAGTACACTGAGGTTAAAGCGCAATACGACGAGCTAGGCGTCAGGCTGGAACAGCTTGAAGCAGAGATCGCTCACCTATTTCCCGAAGAAGCTGGCGAGCAAACGCAATCCACTCGCATGTTCGACGTCACCGTGTCCCGCACGGAGAGGTGGACATGGGATAAGGAAGCGCTTGAGCGCGAGTTTTCTGCTGGGGAAGTTCCAGACTACGTCAAGCGTAGCCTCACCGTGGATAAGCGCAAGTTCCAGAAGCTCTCCGCATGGGAGCAGGAGCGGCTGAAATATGCGCTTACCCGCAAACTCGATAAACCCAAAGTGAAGGTGACTGAAAATGTTTAAGACGATGAATACGTCGGACATCACGCATGATGGCCCGACCAAAGTCCTTCTGTACGCGCATCACGGTTTCGGCAAGACGTATCAGTGCCGTTACTACCAGAAGCGTTACGGCAAAGGGCTGATCCTTTCTGGCGAATCCGGCCTCAAATCTGTTGAGGACGTCAACATTGACTACCTGCCATTTACCTCGTGGGATGGCAGCCATGATCCAGAGAGCGGACTGTTCTCGTTCCGTGGCATCATCAAGATGTTGCAGTCCAAGGAGTTCAAGGAAGCTGGCTATAACTGGATCGCCATCGACAGTCTGACCGAGTTGTCCGAGCGATTGATCGAACACCTCGAGAAAGAACACGCGAACAACAGCAACGGCTTTGCCATGTGGGGCGATTACAACCGCCTTATGTTGGGCGCACTCAAATGGGTGCGTGACCTGCCGCTGCATGTGTACGTCACGTGTCTGGCCAAGGAAGAGAAGGACGCTAACGACGTCACTCAGTATTGGCCGCTGGTCAAGGGGCAGGCGGTATCAAAGCATGTGCCTGCGCTATTCGACCACGTTCTTTGTGGCGTGCGTGTCACGGAGAAAAACGACCAAGGCACTCCGAAGGTAAAGCGTTTCGTTGTAACCGACGAAGTGTCTGGCTGGCATGGGAAGGTGCGTGATCCACGCAACCGCCTCAAGCCGTTCGAGGCGGTGGACGACATCACTGAGTTGTTCAACCGTATGGCCATGCCCGATGAAGAGCATGAAAAATTTGAATCAGCTAAAGCCACTAAGGCAGAAGGAGCAAAGTAAATGGGAAACTGGAATGGTTTCGGTGATCTCGACCTCTCTACCGTAGAAACGGGAGGCGACTACGTCCGCTTACAACCGGGCGAGTACACAGTGAAGTGCGTGGATGCTAAGGTCGAGCAGATCGAAGGCACCAACAACCGCAAAGTTGTTGCGGACTTCAAGCAAGTAGATGGTAAGGGCGAGATTCGCTTCAACTTCAACGTCTACCATAGCAACGAGCAGGCCATGGAGATTGGCCAGCGTCAGTTGAAGTCCTTCCTTATGGCAGGTGGACACTCAAACCCTGACAAACCGGGCGACATCTCGACGCTCAAGGGTTTAACTGTGAACGTGATCGTCGGCATGGGCAAACCATGGCGTGATCGCAATGGGAATGAACGTCAATCGACAGAGATCAAACGGTTCTCTGCGGCGGGTGAAGCGGCGCCAGCGCCAAAAGACCCAGACGATAAGATCCCATTCTAAGAACGAGGGGGGCTTCTGCCCCCCTCTTAGTAAGGAATTTGTAGTGAGCATAGCGGCAGATGTAGTCAAAGCCATTGATGATGGTTACGAGAAAGAGAAGCGGGAAAAGCCAAGGCGCTATATCGGCGCAAGCATTATCGGCGCACCGTGCGATGCAGTGCTTGCGTATAACCTGCGCGGGTTTCCCAACGATGAACCGGATGCGCGACTAAAGCGCATCTTTGGTCTCGGTCATGTCCTCGAAGACATGGTCGTCAAAGATTTGAAACAGAAGGCCGACGTCCGAGTTTGGGAAGTGGACGGCCTGACAAGTAAACAGCATTCGTATGAGGCGTGGGGTGGACACATTGTCTGCCACATGGACGGACATATTGAAGTGGATGGTGAGCTGATGGTCTTGGAAATCAAGTCCATGAACGATGCGTCCTTCAACAAGTTCAAGAAAGACGGCGTGAAGTTTTCCCACCCACGGTATTACGGACAGTTGCAGATGATGATGGGGATGTCGGACATTCCGAAGTCCTTCTTCATTGCGATCAACAAGAACAACTCAGAGTACCACGCGGAGACAGTTGAATATGACGAGTTCGAATACGCTCACATTAAAGAAAGGGTCGAGAGGGCTATCCTCGGAACCGCAAGAAAGATCAGCGTTGACTCTACTGACTGGCGGTGCCGTGGATGCTTTAAGCGAAGCGTCTGTTGGGGCGGCCTACTTGAGGTGCCTCGAGAGTGCGCTACTTGCGGATACGCGCAAGCAAGCCCCGATGGTGCTTGGCATTGCAACAAACACGACAAGAATGCGACCGACACTTGCGACGACTACAAAGTGTACGAGCCTCTACCGAAGGAGTGAGCAGATGTCGTTCGAGCAGATTCTTGAAGAATTCCATCGCCTAAGTGAATCGCGCTCGAGAGTTTTGAAAACCATACGGGATTGCGAGAACGAGATCACGTCCATCACAGAACGCCTCGAAGAATTGAAGTGCTTCCCGAAAGAAGCGCAAAAGACGCAGGACTTTAGAGACCAGATGTTGAAGGCCAAGGATAAACGCAAGCGTATCCGGCAAGAAGTCGCGGAGTACGAGCATGAAGTGCGGATGTACGACGCGAAGATCGCCACATTAAAAATGAAGCTATCGAGGGCATAATGAAAAAAATGAATGTAAGCATCGCCGTTCCAGATTGGGCCAGATGGATGGCGCAAAACGATACAGGCGAGTGGTGGTTTTTTGAGGAACGTCCTCAGCCGCTGGAAAAGTATGGCAACTGGTACGTCGCTGGAATGATGGGGCTGGCATACCGAGACGAACCCAACAAGCGCTGGACAAAAACTTTGTACGAGGTGTGCTGATGAACCGAAACGAGATGCTTCATGCCGCAAAAGAACTGATCAATGGTCAGCGTGCGGAGGACTACGGTGATGCGTTTGAGAACCACGCACGCATTGGCAAAATATGGGAGGCACTCACTGGCGATTCATTCCCACCAGAGAAGGTGGCCATGATGATGATCGGCATGAAGCTATCACGTATCGCCCACACGTCCACCCATCCTGATACGTGGGTGGATATTTGTGGATACGGCGCTCTCGGTGGAGAGATGGCCTTTAGATCAGCTCAAAATGAGGGGCGTCGATAAACGGACGACGACCTTCGGCGCGTCGATGGTCGATGTACCAGTTCATGGCATCTTCCATCGACCTGTTCCAGAACCGTATATCTTCGACGTTCCACGCTGCGCCCCAACGTAGCCCAACATTTTCTTCCTGCGCAGCCTGCTTCATGGCGTCGGCAATTTCGTCGTAGACGCTGATTTCCCAGCAGCCTTTGCCGTCAACATACGCCATCAAATCTACCGCACGCCCTTCGAGGTGCTTCGACTTCATGGTCTGCGACATACCCTTCTCGTAGAGGACACGCTGCCGATCTTCTGTGCGCAGTCCTTCGGTCACGCCGAAGTCGACGTCCGTGATTTCAATGGCCCGCTTCACAACGCGGACGAGACTTTCCTCTACCCCCTCGAGTTTGGCGAGGGAGCGTTCCGATAAGTGGTAACTCATTTCGTAATACCTTTCGATTTTTCGTAGGTGCGCAGGCCACCGAGGCCGAGCATACCCAGCAGGACAGTCATCAAGCTGTCCATGTCGAACTCAGGCAAGACCGGGATTGTTAGCCCAGCAAAGCCCACGACAAAGAGAATGATAGGATGGAGGACAAAGTGATAAGCCAGAGCAATGGCACAAACCCAGCCGACAAAAGGCCGCCAGCCCGCCACAAAAACGCTCCGGTGTCCGGCCTCTGCCTCGTTGACTTTAACCTGAGCCATAGCAGCTTCATGCGCAGCCTTTTCAGCCATAGTGGCGATCTCGTGCGCCATCGCATTCTTCGCATCTTTATCCTCGATAAACTTGTCCAGCAGACTACTGACCGGACCTATTAGTGCTTGCAACATTTCCTAACCTCTCTTACCAATCCTTCGTTTTCCAACCTGTATTCCAGTCTGCGGTCCAACCATCGCCGCCTCGACCCTGAGCTTCACCAGCGGTAGCGTCCACGATACCTTCGCGGAGTTTGCGGACACCGCCCAACACCGGAACACGGGTGGCGATCTCGCGCATTGCGGAGCGCTCCTTCGCATTACTGTTTTCGCCAGAGTCTGTGATGCCGCCGAGGACTTCGACGCCTGCCATGAAGTCGCCGAACGATGGGCCAAGGAAGGTGGAAGCGATCCGCACCTTGCCGTATGCGCCGTTGTCTGCCTGAGTGACGGTGCTGTGAATGACGTCACCGAGCAGGCCAAGGCCGCCCATCATCAGCATGCCTTCGACGTACCAGCCAAGGAAGTCGTCTTCGTTGCCGTGGATCTTCTCGTCGTAGCCCATGGTCTTGAGCAGATTGCGCTTGCGGGTTTCGGCTGACACACCATCTTCGCCGCCGCGCATCTGGATCACGTCCTTCGTAGCCAGTGCGCCCATGCCGAATGCAGGGCCAAGGGTGGCGAAGTAAGCCAGTGGCTTCAGGTTGCCCTTCTTCGCTTCGCCGAGGACGTAGCCGCCAAGGCGGGTCATCATCAGCGGGAACGACTTGAGCTGGAAGACCATCGCGCCAACCGGAGTTTGCGCCCAGAGCGGGACATCGTTCGGGTTTGGCTGGAAGATAGACTCGTCCGCGAACTTAATGATGCCAGCGCGGAGCGTCTCGTCCGTCTCGAGCAGCGCCCGATCTGATAGAGAGATGGTCGCCTTTTCGCCAGTCGGGAGGTAGCTGTCGAGGCCATAGCGAGACAGGAAGCGGTGCGCTGTCTTGTACTCACCGTTCTGTCCAGCGATGTCGACGCCCTGCTTGTAGTTCTTCACGGCCTTGCGCTGCATGGTCTTGAAGGTTTCGTATCCAGTTGCGCCAGCAATCTGACGGTTCATGTCCGTCCATGGCGTCAGCATGGTGGCATTGAAGAACGCGTTCGACATCTTGTTGTCGACTGCGCCGTACATGTAAACCATGCGCTCGTGGACGATGTTTTCCATAGCCACGCCAACGTCGTGCAGCATCTGGCGGTACTCAGGATCTGTGCGCCATTTGTACAAACCCTTCACCCAGTCCTGCATTGAGCCAGAGCGGATGACCGGCAACGCCACGTCACCCAGAGACGTCAAGGTAGTGAAGCCAAGCAAGGTGACGTTGTTGAACGAGCGCATCGCCTTGGATACGTTCATCAGGCTCTTCGCACCTGTGCCAACCTGCGGCTTCTTCATGGCCACGCGCATTGCGTTCTCGATGAACTCGTAGTCCGCAGACTTCCAGTTTGCTTTCTGACCCTTGAAGTCGTCGAGAGCGCCAAGGATTGCGTCCATGCGACGCTTGTACGTGATCGGAACATTGCCGCCAGAGGACGTCGGAGCTGCTTCTTCAAGGAGCTGGCGAGCGGCTGCGCTGCCCTTCTCATTGTGGACAGACACCAACTGGCGAGCGAACTCGGAAGCGCCGAACTCATTGCCAGCGAATGGCATACGGATGGTGTCAACCATGGTGCCGTATTCCATGTAGCCGCCTTCGCCGAGTGAGCGGACGTCACGACGGAACTCCTTGTTGGTGGAGAGCAGGCGGGCAATGCCGTCAGTCCCTTGCTCTGCAACCATCATGTAGTCGTAGAGTGCGTGGCTGTTTACACCCATCTTCTCAACGTGGGAGATGCGACGGTTGGAACCCTCGAAGTATTTAACCAGCAGGAATTCCAGATCGTCCTCGAGGAAGGACTCCAGTTCCTTCAGGGCTGCCGGGTATTTCTCAAGTTCGATCACACGGCTGAAGTCTACATTCTCGAATTTCGGATTGCGGCTGCCGCCCTTGATTGGAACGTACACACCATCAGCACCGTCCCCCGCTAGGGTCTCGAAGATGCCACGAGCGAAGTCCATTGCCTCGGTATCTTTCGCAAGCTGGCCGTGGGCGGTCTTCTCGATCTTGTAGTAGTGGGCCATCTTGCTGAGGAACTCACTTTGATTCTTGCGAATCTTCTCTGGGTTCCACACCTGCGGCAGGTAATTTGGACCACGGTCGCCTACGTGAATGCCCATGCCAATGAGCTGCTTGCGCTCATTTGCGAAGGCGGTACGGATCTGTGACCAGATTGCACGCTCTTGGTTGTTGAGCGCCTTCTCTTGGCGAGAGCCAGCGCCGAAGCGAAGTGCCCGAACGATACGCTGGTAAGACTTAGGCTGCGCCTGTCCGACATTGGCAGAAGCACGACGCGCCCAAGCACGGACATTGCCGTCTGCATCAGGCAGGGCACGCAGCGCGTGGTGGATCGGGAAGTATTTCTTCGCGAACTTCTGGTGTAGGTCAGGGAAGTGGTTCTTGTACCAGTCGCCCAGCCAGTGCGCCCCGATGTTCTTCATGCGAGAGGACTGAGAACTGAAGTATTTAACCGGGCCAAAGTCACGCAATGCCGTTTCTTCCTTGGCGTTCAGGCCACGTCCACGGAGCATGGACATGATTGCACCCGTGAACGAAGGACTTGCCCCTTCAGCTTCGAGCGCTTCACCCAGAGAGCCGGGGTTGATCTCGCGGATCGTGAGGATGGATTCGTTAAGAATGCCCTCAACTACGCCGCCAACGGTTCCACGTGGAACCGCAGTATCCGTGCTGCGGTGATACAGGCGAGCGTCCGTAGCATCAAAGTCGCTGGCATCAATGTGCTTCACATTAGCAGGATCGAATACAACGACACCCTGATATTGAGTTACTGAGCCACGATAGGTGTTGCCATTGGCCATGACGGCGTTGTCGCCTTGTGTGTCAAGGGTGTTCCAATGGGTGGTCAGCAAACCGTCGTAACCGAGATCTTCGAGTGTCTCGTTTAGTTCAGCCTGCGCACGACCCTTCGAGCGACCGCTGTCCATGTAGAGGCGGACGAGTGACTTATAGGTGTCGCGTCCATCCATCGGGCCATTGTCGAACGCTTCTTTGAAGCGCTTGTAAGCACGCTGGTCCAACGTGCCCGTCATGTTGAGCGTGCGAATAACGGCAGCAATCATCGGGTCGCTGGTGTTCTCGTAGACCGCAGTAATCTGGAAGTCAGCGGGGTACTTCATGCGGGTGTACACAGGCAGAACGAGCGGGTCGGTCTCGATCCCACGTGCGGTCAGGCCATCGAGGAGGCCAGTCTCTACTTCAACGAAGTCATCCAGTGCCTGCTGCAAGGTAGCCAACTTGTCAGGGTTGCCTTCATTGGCCATCTCCTGAGCGTACATCCGGCGATAACGAGAGATCGCATTACGCACTTCCGCCAAGTCCATGGCGTCGAAGATCAGGTCGTTCTTCACTTCATCTGGCAGATCAGCGTCCATGACTTGATTGCGAATTGACTCAAGAGTTGGGCGCTTGGCGAAGACTTCGTCCGCCACATGCGGGTTCGAACCCAAGTAAACGCCGGGTCCGTAGTTGCCATTTGCGCTAATGCGCATGACCACGTCCGGGTTGGAAGTGCGGCGCAGCTTGGAGCCATTCGGCGTGCCGTGATAGAAGGTAACGAAACTGTCTGTTACCGGATCGTAGCTAATGCCGTCCCCAATGAAGCTCTTGATCTTGGCCAGTCGTGGACGTGGGGACGCCATAATAGAGTCCGCCGCTACGTCCGCAGCCAAGGATGGGTGGAACGCAGTGTTTGTGCGGGCAGTGAGGTTGAGCGGGCCAACACGTGGTTTCTCAAACATATCGCCGAACAAGAACAAGCGGCGGAACTGCTGCTTGATGTCGTTGCGGCCAACCAGTCCGTTGATGACATAGGCCACGTACTCAACCGCACGGTCAATCGCACGGTCGAGCGTGCCACGCAGCTTCAGTCCGCCAAGGTCGCCTTCGAGGGCAGCTTCGAGGATGTCGCCACGGGTAGTGCGCTCGGCCATGTAGTGAGCGAGGGATTCAGCGAACCACTCTTCAGCCAGTAGGTCGTCCTCTACGCCAGTGATGCGATCCTTGTACTTGCTGCCGTATGCCGCCTTGATGCGGTTTTTGGTAACGTCGTTAGCAAGGCGGAACGCCTCACGGATTGCATCCATTTCCGCATCGCCAATCGCGCCAGAACGAATGATAGTGTGGCCAACTTCGTGGATCACATCGAACGGATTGGACTCACCCTTGGTGAGGCCAATCGAGAGGCGGCGCATATCTGCACGCAGCTTGCGGAACTCAGGGGCACGCATATCAGCAAACACTGATGTGCCCATGTCGGATGGATCAACACCAGCGAAGCGGGCAATGTCTCCGGTTGCGAGGACGTTTGTTTCGCCGAGGACGTGACGGGTTGTCTTGCCCATCAGGTTCAGCATGCGATACGTCATCGTCCGGGCAGTCGCCTGAATTTCAGGATCGCGGTGAGTGATGTAACTCAGAAGCTCACGGACAGATGCGCGAGCTGACGGCGGGATTGCGTCGTTCGACATCACGCCGATATTGTCGTCAACCTCACGAATGATCGCTTGGATGGAGTCGTTGAATACAGGCTCAATCTTGGCCATGCCAAGTTTCTTGAGGCCACGGTTCGTCCAGCGGCGCTGCAACTCGTAGACCGCAGCGTCCACCATCTTGGTGTCGTTTTCGTAGAGCGCGTCGAGGAGCGTGGTACGCAACTCTTCTTCACGCATACCAACCATCTTGCGTGGAATCTTGACGGCCTTCGGCGGGAGCGGCTGTGCCTTCTCCTTAGTCACCAATTCCAATGCGACCTGATCGCCACGCGGCGTGCCACGATGCGTGAGGTATTCCTTGCGCAGCTCGGCGATGGACATACCCTTAACGCTCTCGGCAACCTGCGGATCAATTTCCTTGGTTTTGCGTGAGGTACGGACGCGCTTGCTGGCTGGAGTTGCAGCGGTCTTCTTCGCGTCGGCATCGGCAAGTTTGTCTCGCTGCGCCACACGCTTACGTGAACGCTTGACGCTGCTGCTGGACTTCGGACGTTCAGAGCGAGCGCCTTCCTTAACGCGAGCAGCGGCAGATGCCATGTCGCCGTTCTCGGCAGAGCGGAATGCGCCGTCGAGGGCGGTTTCGACCATGTCGAGTAGCGATACTGTGGACGACTTCTCGAGCTTCTTGATGGCACCCGGAAGTCCTTTTGCCGGTGAGAATTGGCCAGCATAGCCATGGAGGTAATGGTCACGCAGCAGGTCAGCGATTGCCTGCGGGTCGCCCATGTCCTCAATGCCACGGCCAAATACGTTATCAGCATACTCTGAAGTGAGGCGATCAACGCCGCCAAGTTCTTCATAGTCGAACGGCTTGCCGGATACGATCTCGTCCATATCGTCGATCCGCTGGTGGATCATGCGATACAGGCGCTTCAATGGGGCCAATGTGCCTGTGTTCGGACGCTCTGCCTTGCTGCCCTTGGGCGCTACAGAAAGGAGGAATCGAGTGAGTTCGCTGGCAGCATTGATGATTGCATCAGCACTGTCGCGGTCGATAGCGTCGTCCATTTCCTGACGGAGCTGGCGCAGCTCGACGAAGCGCTTGTGGTAATGGCGTCCAGCTTCAGTTGCCGGGTTCGCATTGACGCCAAGCGTGCGCAGGTTGCGTTCTTCTGGCGGAAGAATCTTGGCGAACAACGGCTCAAGATCCGCGTCAATCTTAGAGCCAAACATGTAGCGGTCGAAGACTGCCTTGATGTATCTGGTAACACGGTTCCAGAAGCTGGCTTCACGAACATCCTGCGGGGCACGTGTGCGAGTAACCCACCGCTCAAAGTTATCTGCGAAGAACTCCTGCGGAGAACGATCCGCGTTGGTGCCCAGCAAGCGCACATCTTCAAGCTGCATTCCGTTGTAGACAGACAGGTTCTCGCGAATTTTTTCGCGATTGATGGCGCCCGCTGCATCCTGATTGTAATACTTGGACATCATCTGCCAGTATTCGAGGCGATCTGCCGGAGTCAGAATGTTGAAGTAAGCCCAGTGACCAACCTCGTGGTAGACAATGTTGGAGACAGGCTTGGCGCCACCTTTACCGTTGATGTTGATTTTCTGACCAAGGCGTCCTTTCTCATCATAGAAAGTGGCGACATGGAATTTGTCCTGAGTTGTCGTGGTAAAGCGTGGGCCAGTGGTAGGGTCGCCGCCCAAACCTTCCAGCAACTTTCTCGCGGCAACTTGCTCTTCGGCTGAATAACGAGACATGATCCGGTCGAGCTGCTCGATAGACTGCGCTCGGCTGGTTTCTGTCAGGGTGTAGCCATTTGGGGCATGGCGAGCGATGATGCCATACAAGGTCTTCAGGCTTTCAACTACTGCTGCCCTAGATTCTTGATCAACCGGCCACTTTGCGGACTCAAGACGAACGGTGGCATAGACGACGTCACCCAAGTTCGCAGCGTCCGTTGAGGCATCACTGATGAACTGATACCTTGTAGACGCTCTGCGAAGGACTTCACGCTCCGCCTCCGTCATGGTTGATCCGACGACCGTCTCTTTCATTTCGGCAGCGTTCATTGGGCGGCCAGTACCTGTCTGGCCACCTGCGTAGTAACGTCCGCCCGGAGCTACGGCCTCACGCGCTCCAGCTTCTTCTGGCAGAGAGTTAAAGAGTGCGGTCAGCGCTGCGTCGTTAGAGGTGTAGCGCTCTCTCGGTGCGTACTTTACTTCCCAGTCGTCCGGCGAGGA